GGATATTCCGAAAGCCAAGAAGTACGGGAACCCTATTTTGACTGGGGGCATGATAAGTGAAGTCCCTATTATTAATGAGCTATCCGACTATGTATATCATGGGGAAATATGGGGTCTCATAGATTATTTGGGGGCAGGGGGAGCATTAGAAGATTGCGAAAACATCACGACTAAAATGGGGAAAAAATTAAAGATCAATCAAGAAATAAAATTCGAGGAAGCACCAATTATACGGGTTGGCAAGAGGGCAGCATATTATTATTGTGGGAAAGGATGTCCTATTAGATGTAAATATTGCTTAATCGGAAATGCGAGAGAATATCAATATATATCAGAAGGATTATATAGGAAGGCAGAACGAAAAATAAAAAAGGCAAAAGGGAAAATGATGCCGATTGCCGCCTATAATCCTCATGCAGCGAAAACAGAGCGAAGCATAACAGAGGTGTTGATCAAGGAATATGTTAAAGGAAATGGATTGGGTTTGGAGAAAAGCTTGATCCGGTCAGGGGTTGAGTTTGTTACGCCAAAATTAAGCAAGGGGCTGGCAAAGAATGTTGTTATTGAAGACTTAAACCAAGCCATTGAGATAAGCAAGAAAAACAAATCCAGAATGATATTATATTTTATTGCAGGGCTAGAATCCCAGGAAGAGGTTGAAGAGTATTTCAATAAAATTGTGCAGGATTATGCCATTACTCCTGTGGTAACAATTGTTTTTACTTATTTTGCGCCACAACCGATGACACCTATGTATGACTTCGACCTAAGAAATAGATATCAAATAGATGCCAAAAAAATATTTACTATAGTGAGCGGGAGAAATAAAAGAATTCGAGTTTTGCCTTTGGCAAATATTAAGAAATCTACTATGCGGGCATTAACCGAGAGGTGCGCGACACTTGAAGAATTAGAAATCATTAATCAATTGCGCAAAAAATCAATTTTATATGATGATGTAATTGAAAAGGTGGAGGTTAAATATCCTCAATTATTGGGAACCTCGGGGACAGAGGACTGTGTTCAGCGCAAAAGAAATGCTGGTATTGATTCGACAATCGGTAATTACTGCCAGTAATTACCGATTACGTGGTGGTATTATTGTTATTTTACCCCCTTTTATCAGAAAATCATTGACCGTTTGGGTTGGGTAATGGGATTCCTTTGGGGCAAAGATTTCATTGCATATTTGATTGTAGCGAAGTTCGGTGTAAGTTTTGTTTCTTTTTGTAATTACGGCGTTATCTACCTTTCTCCATTGCATAACAAATACCCCCTTTGTGTAATTGCATTACTTTTCGAATACACGGTATGGGGGCAAATGTCAAGCGAAAGAAAAAAACAATAATAAATGATGAATTTGACTTAGACGGTTTAGAATTATGAAAAAAAAATTAGGAAGGCCAATAATTGAAATAGATTGGGAAGTCTTTGAAAACCTGTGCAAACTGCAATGTACATTGATTGAGATTGCGTCTTATTTCGAATGCTCCGAGGATACTATTGAAAAAGCCTGTAAGCGGCAGTATGACAAACTTTTTACGGACGTTTTTAAAGAAAAAAGAGGTAAGGGTAAAATAGCTCTACGCAGGAAGCAATATTCAATAGCTCTTGATGGTGACAAAACAATGCTTATTTGGCTTGGCAAACAGTATCTTAATCAGGCAGAGAAACAAGAGGTGTCCGGCCCCCGGGGTGGGCCAATTACTGTCATAGGGACCGGATATCCGAAAGAAAAATAAATGGCATATATCCCAACGGGAAGACAAGCAGAGGTCTGGAAACTTTTAAGGGAAGGGCCAAGAAACGTAATGTTGGAGGGTGGTTCTCGGTCGGGAAAAACGTCTTTGATTTGCGAAGAAATACTTTGTCGGGCTAATAGATATCCATCGTCAAGACATTTGATCGCTCGGTTACGGTTTGCCCATGCTAAAACATCTTTATGGTTAGACACGATTCCCAAAATTTTGGAAATGGAAGGGATAAAAAGAAAGGCTATAAAAATAAACGAATCAGACCATTATATTACCTTCCCAAACAAAAGCGAAATATGGGTTGATGGCTTAGACGATAAAGACAGGGTAGAGAAAGTACTAGGCCGGGAATACAACACAATTTTTTTTAACGAGATATCTCAGATAGGATATCAGAGCGTACTTATGGTGCTAACCAGGTTAGCTCTCAAAGTTAACGGGTGCATAAATAAAGCATATTATGATCTAAATCCTGTGGGGCGGGCGCATTGGGGATATAAACTTTTTATTCAAAAAAAGGACCCTGTTTCGGGGGTAGACATTGAAAACCAGAAAGACTATGCACATATGGTGCTAAATCCAGATGATAACATAGAAAATTTACCAGAAGGATATATCGAGGATATTCTTGATAATTTACCGGAACATAAGCGAAAGAGATTTCGGGATGGGAAGTGGGGAGACCCGGAAGGTGTGATCTTCAAGAATTGGAAAATTATAGACGAAGTTCCGGAAAAGGTTATACGACATGCGGTAGAAAGCTATGGTCTTGATTTTGGTTTCAGTATTAACCCAGCAACGTTAATCTGGTTAGGATTATTGGGCGATGACTTATTCCTTGATGAATTAATTTACGAAACAGGGCTTACCAATCAGGCTCTATGGAAAGAAATAAAAAAACATAATATAAAGTCCAAAATTTATGGGGATAGCGCAGAGCCAAAAAGCATAAAAGAGTTACAATTGTTAGGTGTTAACATTGTAGGTGCAAAAAAAGGAGCCGATTCTATACGTCAAGGAGTTGATTGGCTTTTAGGAAAAAAATTATACGTAACAAGAAGAAGTGCCAATATACAGCTTGAGCTAATGAATTATGAATGGAAAACAGATAAAAATGAGCGTGCTATTTCGCAGCCGATTGACGACTATAACCATGCAATTGACGCTATTAGGTATGGTTCAGAGTTGTTTAAAACCAAAAAACGAATAGCCGGGCCATTATTAAGGAGTAATCGGAATAGGTGAAAAAAAATAAGATTCAAAACCTTGCTGAACAAATAATCAGCGGCAATATAGTTTCAAGGGCTGCCCTAGCCTCCACCCTTGGATATCAATATGGCACAGATCGGGATGTTTATCAAGCCCTCGGGTATCCCACATCGATGACATATACGGACTATGCCGCGAGGTATCTTAGGCAGGACGTGGCCAAGGCAATCATCGACAAGCCGGTCTTTGCAACATGGAGATGTGGCTTCAGCCTTGTCGAACCTGACGATAAGGACGAGACTGTCCTGGAAAAAGAATGGAAAATATTAGACAAAACTTTATCAATTAGGTCAATATTTTCTAGGGTTGATAAATTAACCGGCTTAGGTTGTTATGGGGTTTTATTGCTAGGGCTGGACGACATCCAGACCTCCCTAGATTTTATTAAACCTGTTAGCCCGGGGAAAAGAAAGTTGTTATACCTTAAACCGCTGGGAGAGAAGTCTGCTGAGATTCAATCATATGACCAAGATCCGACAAGTGACCGGTATGGGTTCCCATTGTTATATGATGTAACAACCACCCACCCCACCCAAGGGACAACGTCCAGTTTACTGGTACACCACAGTAGAGTGCTTCATGTCGCAGAAGATTTGATGGAATCGGAAGTATTGGGAATACCCAGGTTGCAAGTTGTATATAATAGGCTGATGGACCTGGAGAAACTTACGGGTGGAAGTGCTGAAATGTTTTGGCGTGGAGCGCGGCCAGGATATCAAGGCAAGGTTGACCCAGAGTTTATGATGACTCAAGACCAGATTGACGGCTTGCAAGACCAAATAGACGAGTTTGAACATAATTTACGACGTATATTGATCAACGAAGGTCTTAATTTAGAAGAACTTGCACAACAAATTGCAGACCCTAGTGCACATGTGGATATACAAATACAGATGATCAGCATGGTGACGGGCATTCCAAAAAGAATATTAACCGGATCTGAGAGAGGAGAACTTGCAAGCACTCAAGATATTAACAGTTGGCTGTCTTTGATTGGTGGCCGCCGAACGGAATTTGCGGAACCAAAGATAATTTACCCTTTTGTTGATAGGTGCATTTTATATGGTATACTCCCTTCACCAAAAGAAAAATACAGTATTGAGTGGTCTTCCTTATATGAGGAAAGTGACAAAGATAAGGCCGAGGTTGGGAAAATACGAGCGACGGCATTAAAAGAATACATGGCTAACCCTATGGCAGAAAT